CTTATCCATGTACGCGTCGATAACGTACATTAATACGTTGTAAGATGGTTGTTGAAGGTACCCAATTACTTGGGCCCCTTCTTCATCCGTGATAACAATTGGAGTTACTTTGTTGTCGTATTGCTTGGATAAAGCTATAGCTTTATCCTCGATTTGCTTTTCTGTTAGTTTTTTCATTTGTAGTTTTTAAAAGTTGTTTATTGATGGTCGATACCTGCAATCGATAAAGTCAATTTAACGGCGATGATAGTATCATTTTGTTTTACCATTACTGGGTCGTTAGTGAACTTCACCATCCGCAAAATATCCGCTTTACTAGCTACCCGGCTACCTCCATAAACTACTTGAAAATCGCTTCTAGGTATTTGTAATGGGTCGTTATTCGGTGCCGATTGAATAATTCTATTCCACTCATCAAGAAATATTTCAATCTCTCCATGATATTCGTAGTTACCAACTGCTTCCGAAATTGGATAAACTCCTGCACCGTATTGTAATTCAGTTTTTTGTTTTGCTTCGTAGCTAATCGAACGAATCCCGATTAAAGGAACTCCGAAGTTAACCCAAGTAACATTAGACCATGCGTAGTTAACGCCATTTATTAAAGGTGTCATTAGATTGTCGGTATTGATGAAACACTATTTACGTTAATTGTAATCGTCCTAGCAATAGGGTTATTTATTTCGTACAAAGTAACCACTAATCCTCCTTGAGTTGTGATGTTTTGTAGCGGATTGATAACCGTACGTACTGCTGATAACTCACCTTTGCTTACCATGTTTGTCGTCAACGTGTTGTCGCCAACTGATTGAAGCGAGTAAACAAGTGGAATATAAATTGTACCATCGGCATTCAAAGTAATTTGGCTTTTCACTATCGGTAAATAAGCTTGGTACATTAACCTTTCGATTTTTTGTTGCACCCTATTTTGCTCGATATAAGCGTAGTTACTATTGCTGATGATAGCACAATGAGAATCGTTAAAATAAGTTCCAACGTATCCTACGTAGTTTCCAGTATAGATGTATCGGTAGTTATCCAATTGAGTTTGTAATCCTGTGCTAACGGCACTAAATAAGGTATTGTTAGCGAAGGCTACTAAATTATTCTCCGTTCCGTTGCTGATGTTGAACGATGGAATCGGCTGTGCAATATCTTGAGATACTGGAGCCAATGAAACACATCCAAGCAAAGCTCCTAAGTTAGTTATTGACTTTCCGTAAGCTTTGTAAAGTGCCCATCCTTGTGCTGCTCCATCTTGCGAAATGTTAACACTCACATAGTTTGCAGTTTGTAAGCTAAGGTTAGTTAATGTCGATAGGTCGCTTACTGCTGTGATGTCCTCTGCTAAAATCAACTGAACAGGCATTTTATTGCTGTCCAAAGTTGTAGCGATAGCTTGCAATGCCACGATGTCGGAAGTACCATAAGTACCAAAGGCACGCGAAGGAGCATAAATTCCCATTTGTCTAATTTGCCCTTGTGATGCTACTTGCAAAGTTTGAACCTCTATAAATGCAGTCGAAGGAGCCGATGTAATTGATACCCATAACTGTCCGTTTGGATTCATTCGAAAGTATTCCGAAATATGATAATACCAGTTATTAATTGTCGAAGCTACTCCGCTCGCAAATTGAGTAATCGCTGCATCTCCTGATGCCGTTCCTGTAACCGATATTGGAGTTCCTGTATTCAAAGCAACTCCCAATCCTTTACGCGCTGTTATTGCTACCGATGTACTTGTCGCAAGGGCAGTGTATCCACCTGTTGTAGCTTGATTAGCATTGATGGCCGCCGCTACGTTAGTGGCAAAAGTTCCCGCCGTGCTATCCGCAGTTACTGTAGTGTAAGTACATAAAAGAACTTTATTCGGGTTGGTATTCGTATTCAATGGATTCACTGGCTCCTGAACGTAAACATTCAAGGTAAGCCCGGCAGATGCAGCCGAAGACATTACTAAGTCTCCTACTGCTTGAGTTTCGTCGGTTGAGTTTCCAGTTATTCCTACATTGATAGCATCTTGGACGCTAAACATTTGCTTGTAACCCGCAGAAGGAAATGAAGCCGGGGCCGTACCATACAAAACAAGACCACTGATGTAGTCTTGTCCTGCTAATGGTGTGCCATTGGTCGAAATCCCTTTGTTGATTACTATTCCTGTTTGGAAAGTTCCCATTATTTCTTAATTTTTTCGTTTATTTTGTTTAATAAGTCCTGAAAGTCGGATGACTTCGCTATCTCGGCCGCTGCCGTTAATATCTCTAGTTTCTCCTTTTCAGTTTTTCTATCCGATACGGCTTGACTTGCCAAAATTTCATCCCTTGTTAAAGTGATTGCAATAGGATTGTAAGCAATGTTAACAAACGCATCTTTGTAAGTTGGGATACGATTTATGACAGTTTTAATCTTTACCAGTCCTTTTACTGCTCCGGGTAGTGTTTCAACGTGTTGTGAGCCTTTACTCATTCCTGTTTCTTCGTCGATTTCGTGAACTTCGAGTTTGAACTTTTGGAAAAAGAAATCCCCATCTTCGTTAAAATATACTTCTTTAATCTTAGGATTTGCAAGGAGCGTATTTTGCAACGCCCTTGTAATTTGAAAATCTTGTTTCTTTGCCATTGTAGTTTTTTTATTGGTTATTAATTAATTGCTCTTGCGTATTCAACCCAAGTTTGAGATTGTGCATCGAATACACAATTCATTACTACGATTGAATTTGCCGTACCTACGATAGTCGAGGAAGTATACGTAAATCCTGCGCCTAAAGTAATTGTATGCCCTGTCGCATCCATTGGAAACTTCAACAACATTTCATCTCCATCGTATGGAGTAGTTGTATCCGCAGTTACTGTAATTGCTCCAGTAATTTGAGCGAACAATACTGTAATAAATTCGCTCAAAGGATTTGCAGGAGTAATTTTCACCGATGCAGCGTATGCAGGGGTTTGAATCTCCCTATAATACATTTGCGCGTATCCTCCATTCGCAGGTTCTTGAGAGTACCGAGTACCTTTAGTATATGCCATAAATTTATTTATTAAATGTTAATACTATTGAACTGCTTTGGATGTTTCAATCCATTTTACTCCATCAAAAGTAAAAATAACGATAGCCCTTTTTGATGCAGATAAAGCGATAGTGCTATCAGCGGCTAAGAAAGCAAAGCCACCTACAGAAGATGAACCCGAGTTTCTAAATTTAACGTTGTTTTTAGTAGATGTTTTATTCAAAAACTCGAATTTCAAAACATCGCCTAAGAACGCATTAGTGTTAGATTTCAATACGATTGTTACGCTGTCATTGATTGCAGTTGGTTTAACAATAGTAGTGTAGTAGTTAGGTACTACTTTCAAGGTGTCGGCTCCTGCCACCTCTGTATACGATACATATCCGTAAGTCAATATACGACCTGTATTGTCATTTGTAGGAGGTCCTGAACCCCAACGTGGAGTTGTGTTTTGTGCTAATACTGTACCGATTACAAGTACTAAAAATAAAGATAAGATTGTTTTCATTTTTTTTAGGTTTTAAAGGGGGTTATTAGCCCCCCGATTAATTTATGCAGTTAAAGTTGTATACAATACTACTTGGTCGGCCCATCCGACTTGAACATCCACTTTTTGTTCCGCACGTACTGCCCAAAGGTCGGAGAAGTTCAAAATGGGTGCCATCTTCAAGTTTTCTTTATCTCCGAATTCATTCACGCCGATAAATAATACTGAAGATTGAGGATTGGGATTTGCCAAACACATGATGATAGTGTTATCAGGAATACCTGCGCAACGTACTACATCGTAACCATTCCATTTGTCTTGAGATGCTTCGGTAGTATCTTGGTTTTTGAAGGTGTCAGTTCTTAAAGCTGTGTTATATAATAACCATGTGTTATAAGATACCAATACTTTCAATCCCATAGCTCCGTATTTCGCCAAGTTTGCAGGAGGTACTAACCCTATCATTGTGTCCATTGTCGAACGGATGTTAGCCGCAGTCAAAGTAACTGGCGATGGCACTTGGATAGTGTTTGCATCGCTTAACATCTTTTCGATAAGACCATCGAAATAATAGAAATTAGTATTTTTGGTTGCAGTAGTCAACGCTGTTGGTACTGTTTGAGTCCCTGTAGTTGGATTGTAAGCCAACCTTGATTGCCAAATTGCATACTCGTAGTATTGGTTAACACGACGCATCAATTGCAACAACAAAAAGTTATTTGCAGTTGGAGGTAATGCCCTATCCATTAACAATTTTTGCAATTCAGGAGCAAAAAATGAAGTTTCAAAATCATGTGGGTTAAACTCCATATACAAATCGAAACGTTGTGGAATCAATTGTTTATAATCCACTAAGATTGAACCTTGAGATGTCGGCGTAGCCGCTGCATCTTGGATGAAGTTAGATACTTCTAACCTATCTAATGTATGTTGTTTTTTGATGTCGTTGATTAATGAAATACATCCTTTTTCGTATGTATCCATCTCAACAACTGGACGCAATAGGAAAAACTCACTCGCTTCTCCTGCGTATACTTGTTCCGTTACTGATAATGCTTCTGCCATGTTTTTATGTTTTTAGCGGTTTATTTACGTTTGTTTAATTCAAAAGCTTTAATATGATTGTACCAATTTGCAGATCCTACTTTGATACCTGCGCGGCGTGCTGATTGCTCGGCTTCGCTGTCTTGGATGCTGTTAGTTTCTGCGGTTACAAATACTGGAGATGTTTTAGTCGCTGGCATTGCGTCAATGATTGCTTTAGTGCCTTCGTAATCTCTCAAAAATGCGTTTTTAAATGATTCAATTACTTTAGCATCGTTCTTAATCTTTCCGGCCGCTACTGCATTTTTACACTCTTCGTCGGCTTTCTTTTTGTCTTCCTCTGCCTTTTTGTTTTTAGCTTCTTCTTCGGCTTTTGCTTTTTCGTCTGCATCTGCTTTTGCTTTCTTTTCGGCGTCCTCATCTTCGGCTTTCTTTTTAGCCTTCATTTCGTCCATCTCCTTTTTCAAGTCTTCTAATTCGGCTTTCTTTTTGTCGTATTGCTTTTTCAAATCATCCATAGATTTGTTAAGCGCGTCGATAGCCGCGATAGCTGATGCTTCGTTTGCATCTTCTACTAATCCTAATTTATTTAATACGTTTTTCATGTTCTTTTTTGTTGGTTTATTGTTTCGGTTTAAAACTTTATTTGCTTCTTTCCATAGGGCGTTAGTTGATTCGGTTACTATGGCGTTTTTGTTCTTTGAATCCGACCTGATGACCTCATCGCAAAATCCCATCGCCAATGCTTCATCTGCTCCTATCCATGTCCCTTTATCAT